ATATCAGGCCCCGAAACTCAGTGTTACAGGGCCGTTACGGCAACCTCCAGGCGGGCCATCCAGACCTGATTCAGGATCAGGGACGCATGCCACGACTTCCAGCCGACGTACCCGCGCTGGCCGAGCGGATCGCTCTTCGACTTCACGCCGGGACGCAGGATCGTCGGGCTAACGGCGCCCTGACCGCGAAGCGGAACGATGCCGTATGCCTCTTTGCCGAGGTACAGGACCGGGTAAACGTCAGCCGACGTTCCCGAGGTCGATACCATTGCCGTACCGGATCCGGCGTAGGCACCGCCAGCGTCCTCGAACGGGTCGAGGTCGGGCGAGCAGATGTAGCGAACATCTTCGACCGAGCCCAGCTCGTACTCGTTGATCGGCTTGCGGCTGCCGTACTCCGCGACCGGCGTGAAGCCAGCCATTTCGCGGATATCCTGCTCGACGTCGGTGTGGTGAACGGCGATGTACGCGGCTTCCACGGCTTTCGTGCCGTAGTTGACCGAGGCCGACAGGACTCGCGTGATCTTCATGGCCTTCTGGGCCTTGAGGGCGCGAATGACGGCGCGCTGCTTCGCCAGCGAAATCGGCGTGTTGACCGAGGTGCGGGCGGTGCCGTTGGAGTAAAAGACGTTCGTGCCAGCGCGCAGGACGCCCCAATCGAGGGCTTCCATGGTGCGACCGATGTTCTCACCGGCCTGCTGGGTGGCGTCGTTCAGCACGGGATCCTCGTGCGTGTCCTCGATGACGTCCGTGATTTCCACCACTTCGCCGTACTGTTTCAGGCTGGTGGATACGTCCTCGTACTTGAACTGCGTTGCGGACGGCGTGACACCCTCAACGAGCGGGGTCGTTGCGGCCGTGAACACCTTCGGGCGCCGAAACTTGATGGTTTGGGTTTTGTTTTTCGGCATCGGGCGGAGCATGCCGAATTTGTCGAGAATACGAACGGGTTCTGCATGCTTCAGCATCTGCCGTTCCGCGTAGACATTGGTACGCGGGCTAACGCCAGCGTCCGAATACTTTGTCATGGTCATGGCTTACGTTCCTGAGAGTTCAGGCCCGCTGTGCTTGACGCTGCTCCATTCTATCGAACGCATCCCAGAGTGATTGCGGGTCGCCATCTTCCGGTATTCCGGAAGCTACGCCTGGCCCGGTTCCCCGGGCGCCCGCCGCGCTTTCAAGTTGGCGCTGGCGTCTGCCAGTGAGCTGTGGTTTTCCGTTACTCCGGCCTTTGCCGGAAGCGTCTGTTTTGGAGCTATCCCCTGCTCCGTTGCCAGACCGGAAGGCTTTGAAGCGGCTGTAAACGTCAGCGGCTTCTGCGGCGTCCACGATCACTTCGGCGTTTCGGTAGGCGGCCTCTTGTATGTGTCTGGGTTGTGTACCTAACCACTCCATGAACACAGGCGTATCGGCGGCCAATACCTCTTGCCAATCGGGATGTTGCTCTGTCAATAGTTCAACCTGTTCGTCGAGCGCAGACTCAAGCTCTGCTTGCTCTTCGGCTGAAAACCGTTCTTCGTGCTTGGCTAGGCGCTGCTCTAGGCTGGAAACGATCTTACCGAACGGACCAGCGACTTCTGGGTACTCGTCTGCGAACGCTTTGTACTCGTCCGATTCGAGGTAGCTGTCTTTGGTCGGCTTGGCGGCTTTTTTACCGTCTGCGGGGGCCGTTGTCGGGCTACCGGCAGTCGATTTTGCCATCAGTTCGTTGATTCGCCTCTGCATCGCACCTAGCCGCCCACGGTTTGAGCGGTCAGATTGATCCAGCTTTGCGATCTTTGCCTGAGCTTCCTGCCATGCGGCCTTCTGCTCAGGGGTAGCGTTTGCGAAAGGGTCGGCGGCGGCAGCCTTTGGCTGCTCTGCTGGCCCTTCGCTGGCGGGCTCTTCCTCGTCCGGGTCGTTCGGATCGGCTTGGGTCAGGGCCTCATCATCGTCGGCGCCCGATTCGGGGGCCGTTGCGTCTGAAGCGCTGCTTTCTTCCTGATCTAATTCATCCCAGAGTGCGGAATCCTCCGCATCCTCGTCAATTTGCGGATCGTCGGTCTGATTGAGGTCATCTGGCACATCATTGGTCGGCTCTTCCGAGCGGACCTGGCCGTCTGTCTCTATTGTTCCCACGGTTTACCCCTCAATTTTGGCGAGGTTTTGTAACAACGCCGATTTTCTCAGCGATTTTAACCATTCGCAAGTCGGGTTTTGATTTTGCAAAGGCTAAACGCCTCCCATCAGGTTCAATTCATCCTTTATGAGCATCACAGAGGCTGGATTGTCCAGCTGCTGTAATTCCTTCAGCTCTTCGATGGCGCCCCGGATTGCCTCGGTTTCCGCGGAATCCAAGCCAATCGACTCCAATGCGCTGCGGCGAACGGCAAGCCGGTCCTCGACGTAATCGCGGACGGCCCGCCAGGTCTCGGAGTTAAAGTCGATTTCGTTCACGAGACATACCCTCCGGAGCCCTTGTTATCGTCGCCGCGCTTGGCTTGGCGCTCTTCGTAGGCCACTTCGGCCGCGAAGATGCGCTCTTTGCTGGCAAGCTCGGCGCTCGATTTCTGAAGCTGGGCGCGAATCTGCTCGATGGTCAGGTTGCTGGTCTGGGCCAGCTCCATCATCTTGGTTTCGCGCTGTACCAGCGCCATCTGGTAATTGAACTCGCGCTCGGCCTGTCGATCGTTCATCTTGGCCTCGATTTCGAGGATCTTCGGATCCGGCATCGGCGGCTGCTTGGCGGCCTTGGCCTCGTCGGACGCGACCTCATCATCGGTTTTCACGACGTCATCGGCAGACAGGCTCATGGTCTGGGCAAGGCGGCGTAGCGCCGGCAGCCCTTCCTTCTTGAGGTATTTGCCCAGAATCGGGTGGCCGGAGAAGTTGGACAGGAACAGCAGCAGGTTCGAGCTTTGCATTTCCCGGACCAGCAGCACGGACGTTCCCCGGGCGTCAACCTCGTAATCGCCCTTGATATGCTCCTTGTCGCTGAATTGCATCAGGAAGTCGTACATGCGCCGGATATTCGGGGTGGTCATGTCATCGTCCCAATTCTTGACGATGCGCCGGAAAATGACGTTGGCCGAGTTCATCAGCAGCGACATGCCGCCCATGGTCTTGGTGACTTCGGCGCCCTGTTCGCCTTGGGCGATCAGCGGCATGGACGTTTCCTCGTCGATGTTCTTCTTGCTGGCGTCAATGATCGCCAGCAGTTCCTCGATCCGGCTGGGAACCTCGAATATCTCGAAAGGCGGCTCGCCCTTGGGCGCGCCTGACTTCCTGAACCAGATTTTGCGGGGTTCCATTTCCCAGACGCCGTTGCCGGGCTCGATGATCTGCTTGTTTATGACGATCTGCGGCCCGGATGAGAGCCCGGCATTGTCCATCAGGATGCGCCAGGCGGCGGCGGTCGATTTGGCTGGATCCCGCATGATGTATGGGATTCCGAAGCCAAACAGGCTGGCATCGTCCTTCTCAAGGTTCCAGACACTGTAGATCGGGTCGCCGGAGTCGAGGAAATGCAGCCCAAACTTCAGCAGCTCGCCCTGACAGAACCAGATAACCGCTTCCAGCTCGGTCAGCGGGTCGATGCCGTCGTACTCTTCCAGATCTTCGAGGATGCCTTCTGCCCGGCCCTTGGTTCCCTCGTTCTCCTGCATGAGTTCGGCAATTTCCTGCATCTGCTCCATGGACAGCGGGCCGTGGTACTCCCAGACATGGAATCGGTCGGTGGTATCGTCGAGGTTGGCGCCGGTAATGGAACGCAGGTCGGTCAGGTAGGTCGGGGTTGAGCCGTTCGGGCCTTCCCTGAGCAGTCTGCGGATCGCGTCCTTGTCGAAGCCCGGATGGTTTGCCAGCTTGCGCAGCTGCTTCGGGTTCATCAGGTGACGCTCGAAATTGCCCTCGCAGTCCTCGATGCTGGTGGCGTCCGGGTCCGGGAAGAAGCCCCACGGGTTGACCCGCCAGAATACCGGCCTCGGATCCGCGACGTTCGCCATGGCATAGATCATGCCCGGGTTGCCCTGCTCGTCCACAACCTCCTGTTGCTGCCATGAGCGCCGGTTCCGTTCGCCAATGACCGGGCCTTTCATAATGCCGGAGCCGAGCTTGCAGCCATCGTCGATGCAGTCCCGGGCTTGGGCCGCGTACTTGGCGGCGCGCAGATGATCGTCGATTTCCTCTTCCATGAAGCGGGCGCGCTTGCGGGCCTCGTCCATGACCAGCTGGATTTCCTCTGCCTTGCTGGCGGCCTTGTACGCCTCCAGCTGTGCGTCCGGGTTTTCCTTGTCGCCAGCGGCGGCCATCGCCTTCTTGGCGGCTTCCATGGCGGCCGCCGCCATGGA